GGGACTACTACGGTAGGTAACGCAGCTGAGGTGATGGAAGATGCACCAAAGGCAGAACCTAAAGTAGATACAAAACCTACTCCAGCGCCTACTGTTGACACTGATGATGAAGGGGACAGTCTGTCCTATTTTGAAAAGTTGGCAAACGAGTAAGAGAAAGGGGGAACTTCGGTTCCCCTTTTTTTAAAACCCGTATGCCATATTAGAACCATACCTTGTATTTACAACAGGACTTCCTCCAACAACGTCACCTTCATTCCTGACATTGGTTGGTGCATTTACAATATTTCCACCAGAAGGTATTGATGCAATTGCAACTGACAGATCATCAATGCTACTCTTTAAAGATTCAAATATACCAGTTGTTGCTTCCGATACATCCAGAGAGGTCGTTGAACTGACTTCGGGCCCAGTCTTTAATGCCGCCTGAATAGTTTTTATATTTTTTGCAGCATCACTCCACTTAATTTCTCCCGATGCTAAACCTTTATATACAATATCGCTACTGAAAATTCCACCTTCAATTTTACCACCCATTATGGCTGCTTCAATTGCGGGGACAGAATCTAGTAAGTCTTTTGAAAAATCTTTAATGTTAATGTTTGAACCATCAAACTTTAAATTACCAATTTTGCCCAGATTATCAGCAACCTTTCCAATAGCATTTGCGCCCTTCTCTATATTATCTGCCTCTGCTGCTAGGTTCTTAATTTCTTGTATTGGACCAGTGCCCCCCAAGAAATTCAAAACGCTTGAAGCTGCACCAGCAAGAGTACCTACAAATTGACCGCCCGAAAACTTAACAAGACCCGCTGCAATAGTACCCATTATAGAACTAAATTCATTTGCCTTTTCTTGATTTACATTTGGGTCATTTATCATTGCCATTAATGTGTTAACATCTTTAACAATGTTATCAGCAAAATTACCTGTGAATTTGCTGATAACATCACCCATGACATTAGCGCCTTTACCTACTGCAAACGCAACCAAACCAGCAGCTACAGCTGTCATGAATCCGGTGAACTTCGCAACATTACCAAACGACAAAGCAGTTATTTCCATCAATTTTTTAACATTATATACAACTTCATCTGCAAATTTAGCGCCTGCACCACTGAACTGGCCCAATGCAGTTGCGATTGAATTTGCAGAACTTCCTATTGCAAAGGCAATCAAACCAAGCGCAATCCCGCCCATTATTGTGACAAAACTTGCGCCCTGTACAAAAGCACTCGCATCAGCTGGAATTAATTCGTTTATTTTCATCAATGTAGCTACGTTATCGTAAACTTTTGTCGCCATTTCCTCTGCTGTGATAAACTGACCAAGACCAACAAGTGCTGCCCCAGCACCAAATACTGCTAGTCCAGCACCAATACCTGTCATTTGCACAAAAAATGACTTGTCATTATCTTTTTTCAGTTTATCTGGATCATTTAATAATTTAGTAATACCCAACAACGTAGATACACGTTCAACAACCTTCTTTGCCCAATCATCCTTTGTGATAAACTGAGCAAGACCGACTGCTGCTTTCCCGACACCAAATACTGCTAGTCCAGCACCAATACCTGTCATTGATAAGAAGAAGGTTCCACTTTTACCCATCAAGAGCAATGAACCGCCAAGTTTCTCACTAATACTTAATAGAATTACAACATTATCAACAATATCCTGGGCCCAGTTAGCATTAGTGAAATTCAGCAAAGCATCTCCAAGACCAGCAACAGTGCTACCTATACCAAATATTGCTAGTCCAACACCAAGCCCTGTCATTGTTAGAAAGAACTGTCCACCTTTAACAAAAGCATCACCAATTCCAGTAGTTAAGTCTGCAATCTTGAAGAGTTCTCTTACGTTTGCAACAACTGCTTTACCATCAAATTCTGCAAGTTGTTTAAGAAGATAACCACCACCAGCAAATAATGCACCTAGTCCACCCATTGCAACACCAGCACCTATACCCAGACCGCCTAATGATGCGCCTATACCACCAAGCAATCCACCCAACTTACCTGATTTCTTTGCTTCTTCAACACCAGAACTATTAACACTGACACCTTTTGCTATTGATTCAAGTAGGGTATTAGTTTTACCGGCAGCGTTTCGTGCGTCTTCAGCATTTTGTTTTCTTTGGGCAGGGGTTTCTTGACTGTCTGTAATAAGTTTTTTGACTGATTTAATAGAGTGAGCGCCCTTATTACGAATAAGTTCACCCTCGTTTGTTAGTTTATCAATTACGTCTTGTAAATCAGCCATGACCTATTCCTTACTTCTTAGGTTTGCTAAGTGCTTGTGCGCCAAAGAACGCTGCGACAATACCAGCAACCGCAATGAAGTATACTCCCGCCATATCACCAAGAATCTTTGCTGCTTGATCCATATTGAAGACTGTTGCAAGGACTACGATAATAGGATACATTAACATACCGCCAAGTGAGTACCATGCCATTGTACGTTGTGCATCACGCATTGCGTCTGCATCCTCAAGTTCCTTACGTTTAAACTCAAGCCACATATCATGTTCTTCTGGGTCAACCTTACCATCGCCATTTGTATCTGCTGGATGATGACCTGATGCTTTGATTTCTTCCTCGCCCATTTTACTATCTCCTATTTTTTCTCTCTTGTTTATCGTATTGGTCTTTCTCTTCTTTGAGATATTTTGACAACAAACTAAGGTATATTTCTCTCTCCCATGGCAACATATTCTCTAACTCAGTTAAACTCCATTTATGATGCTGTATCATTGCAAAATTTTGTTTATAATAATTTGTCAAGGAGTCATGAGACAGCGCTATCCTAAAAAACTTGGTCCCCCCTCCAATAATACTTCACTCTTTACTTTCGTGTTAGGATTAACAACATCAATAACATGTCTTAGTTTTGGCATCGTTTCAAAAAACTTTAACACATTTTCTAGTTGTTCCGTATTAAATGAATCAACAAAATCAGCAATTTCATCTGTTGTCATATCAATCCTACTTATAGTTTCATCACCATCCATAACGTATTCAACACACTCATGAAACATAACTATACTTCTTTCAAAGTCAGAAAGATTCATATCTAAGTTTTTCATATCCTTCAAGACGGGATAACGTAACCCCAGTTTAATATCTTCTGTAAGTGCAATTTCCTGAGAATGTTCTAAACTCATTTGCACCGATATCTCCGATAAGTCAACCTCAGTTTCAACTTTAGTTTCTCCATCATCTGGACATGTCACGTTAAGTTTCACTTTAGCACCGGCAGATTTTGCTCTTAATTGTAGAAATACATATTCAATATCAAACATTGGGTTGATGTTAACATCTATACTGCCGAAGGTGCAATTTGTCACTAACTGACCAATAGCATCAGCAATCTGAGATTCTTCACCAGATTCTTGAGCAATCATCAAAATCTTTTGTTCTTTAACTAAGAACGGTCTAAATTTAATTTCCTCCTGTGTTGATGGTACTGTTAGTGTGTATTCAGAAGTTTGTAGCTTAGGTAACGCCATAATGTTTCATCCTTTATCATAGTCTGCTTAACACCTTCGGTATATTCGCATTAATTGTTCTTTCTGCACCGGATATCACTGTATCAAGAACCTTCTCCATAAGGTTGGGCGGTTGATTGTTAATGTCAAGTGTCTCCCAATACTTATATTGTAAAGTAACAGGTATTTTTATAATATCACCAGCTGTAGCATAATTAAGTGGAGCGGGTCCAATCTCTTTTGGGTAACACTCCTTTAGTCTAAGTCCATACCTTCTTGTGTCTTGTTGATCAAGAACGTATATATCCACTGAGTCGGAAATATAATCTTTGTAGTAGTTCACATTCCATGTTCCTTTATCCCATGCCATCTCTTGCCAACTCTCAAAGAATACTCTTTCCTCTAGGTCACTACTTGCTTGAAAGGTCATAGAGAGTGTGCCGCCAAATGTGATACCATCAACAATTTCTGGTGCAATACCATACATGTTGGTGTCTAATGCCGTATTAAGAGCTCTCCCCGGCAGATCAACTGCTTCACAACGCATAGATACTTTTCTTGCATTACCCTCGCCGGGAGATGTGATAATAACCTCATACCGACTTGGAAGTGCATATCCATTTTCACTGTGAAACTCAGAAAGAAAATTATTGAGTACTCCAAATGCGGTTGATTCTACAAAACTTGCTAGTGTTGCCATTAGATCATTGCCCTCGAATCTTTCCATACCTCTGATGCAGATGCTTTCTTAAACCTCTGTACAGGTAGTAGAGTTGCAATCGTAAATTCGTCTGCATCAATCCTACGAAACTGTGACTTGGTTTGTCCAGCAAGGTATTTGTGTATGGTTGGCCTGATAAGTCGAACACCCTTTAACTTCTGGTAGTCAACAATTAACCTAGTGGACTCATCAAATGCGGTGTTGTTAGAGAAATCCACCAAACGGTCAAGTAACTTGATCCTCAGTGGAATAGGTAGGTAGTGAAAATTGATACCCAGAAATCCGTCTGAATATGTCTCTAGTGGCAACACCAATGGAAACGTGTCATAGTATGGTAGGGTCTTCTTGAACTTTGGGTCATACATAAACATGTTCAGCTTACCATAGAACGGCTTGTTGTTCCTCTTACCATCCCGTATGAGGTCCAACGTGGTTGGTGTGCCCAGTTCTTTGATCTTTTCTCTATACCATGCAGTTGAACGAGGACGACCCTTTAGTTCATCCTTGACTGCTTGCATATATTTACTTGGTGCTCTTGCCAAAATACTATTTATACGAAATACCCAGATGATCTTCAGTTAAAATCTTGAACTCCATGTCATTATCTGCACACCATTCTGTCGCATATCGCCACTTAGCATCGTTCACACCATAGGTTATAACCTCGTTCATCCATCGTCTGGTGCGTCTCTTGGGTTCCTTGGGTGGTTTGCACTGCACCTTGGGTTTAACCTCAATAATCATCTTCTTGATTCCACCATCAGCCTGTTTGACCTTAATGTAGAAATCTGGGAAATATCTGTGCATACGCCCATCCTTGGGTGATAAATAGGGTATAATGATCTCTTCACTACCCCATTCAATTATGGATGTGCTGTTGTCACAGTATACCATAAACTTACGTTCCCAGAGA